TCTACTGTTTTGCAGCGGCTACGCTCATTGCTTACTACCTTACTTGGGGCCATAAAGGGTAAAAAATAATGTTCCCATTAAGTGCACTACTCGACATTGGTGGCAAGATACTAGACAAAGTATTTCCCGATCCAGCACAGGCTGAACAGGCCAAACTCAAGCTGTTAGAGATGCAGCAAAACGGTGAGCTGGCTAAGATTAATGCCGATGCCGCAGAGCAGCACGAACTGACTGCCCGTTTAGAAGCCGACATGAACAGCGATAGCTGGCTGTCAAAAAACATCCGCCCCATGACATTGATCTTTATCCTTGGCGGCTACTTTGTATTTGCCATGATGTCAGCATTTGACTTAGACACCAACAAGGCCTACGTTGAACTACTAGGTCAGTGGGGCATGTTAATTATGTCATTCTATTTCGGCGGGCGTACGCTGGAGAAGATCATGGATATGAGAGCGAAAGAAAAACAAAATGACAAATCTTAGCGAACACTTTACCCTAGAAGAACTCACGCATACAGACCATCGTCAGTTTGAGAACGCGCCCAACGCTTCTGAGCTTGCCAACCTTACACGTTTGGCAGCCCTCTTGGAGCAGGTAAAGACCATCCTTGGCGGCAAGCCCATCATGGTTAACAGCGCATTTCGGTCCAAGCAGGTTAATGATGCGGTAGGTTCTAAAGACACATCTCAGCACCGCATTGGTTGCGCTGCAGACATTCGTGTACCCGGCGTGACCCCAGATGAGGTCGTTCGTGCCGTTATTGAATCGAGGATTGGATATGACCAAATTATTCGAGAATTTGACCGTTGGACACATATTAGTGTGCCTAATACTCTTAGCGCTAGTCCTCGTAGACAAGCTCTAATCATCGACAGATCGGGAACTCGCCCGTTCACCTAAGTTTGTGATATAGTCACAAACCTGGAGGGAATATGATTAAGACAATCGCAGCGTGTCTGTGTTCGGCTATGATCATGTTTGGTTCGGTAACCTACGATCCTTTTGGTACTTGGTTAATACAGTACGAAAAGAAGTTTGAATGGGTTGCAGAATCAACCATAGAACTAATTATTGGCTTTGAAGGAAAACGTTACAAAGCGTACGTTGATGGTGTTGGAAAGTGGACTACGGGCGTTGGGCATCAAATTCGTCAAAAGGACGCCCATTTGCTTCACAGGGAGCTTTCTGAGGCCGAGGTAATGGGTATCCTACATGCTGACCTAAAAAAGTGCTCAGATGCCCTAGAATCGGCTGTAAAGGTGCCTGTCACTAGAAACCAAGCCGACGCCATGCACAGCCTATGCCACAACATTGGACCAGACAGAATGATCAAGTCTGATGTCGTTAAGCACCTTAACGATGGAAACGTTTACAAGGCGGCGGACGCTTTCTTAAACTGGAGCAATCCCAGTCAATTAAAGAAACGCAGGAAGGCTGAAAGGGCATTGTTTTTAGCTGAAATTTAGGGCGAAACAATTGCCTTTTTTGCATTAGTGTATATAGGGGCAGATCACCCCTTTTTGTTCAACTACTCGAGGAAATACCATGGAAGGCTTTACAAAATTACCAAAAATGCAGTGCTTTAAAGAAGGCGGCTCTGTATTAAAAGACGTGGACACAGATAAGAACCCCGGCTTGTCAAAACTGCCAACCGAGATACGTAACAAAATGGGTTACAAAAAAGATGGCGGCCCAGTAGACACGGCGCAAGACAAAGCCATGGTTAAAAAAGGTGTTGGCCAGCATGAAGCTAAGCTACACAAAGGCGAGCCAAAGACCGAACTCAAACTCAAAATGGGTGGTCGTGCTAAGAAAGAAGGTGGTTGCGTAGGCCGTTACAAAGCTGGTGGCACTGTAGAGAACGCATATGGCACACCTAAGACAGACAAAGACATCAAGGACATCGCCAACACAAAACGCCAGAAGCCTAAGAAAATGCAAATGGGCGGTATGACTGGTCCAGCTGCAGCCGGCCCTATGGCAGCAGCCCCCTCAGCACCGATGGGTCAAGGAGCGGTTACAGACTTAGAGAAGCGCCGTATGATGGAAAAGCTCAAGCGCGCCCGCGCATTGGATCCAGCCCAACAAGCTGATCTGATTAAACAGTCTCCAGCTGCAGCGGGGTTAGTTCCTCCCCCAGCTGGTCGGTACAAAAAAGGCGGAAAGGCCTGCAAGTAATGCCGATTAAGTCAAAGGCACAGCAGGGCGCAATGTACGCCGCGGCGGCAGGTAAATCAACCCTTGGCATCCCTAAGAAGGTAGCCAAGGAGTTTATTAAGGCCGGCCCCGCGTCCAGCAAGTTGCCGAATAAAGTACAAAAGCGAGCCGCGGGCCGCGGAAGGTAACTGTGGCATATTCTAATACATACAACCAAACCAAGGTCAACGTAGATCAATTAATCTCGTATGCGTTTAGAGATAGTGGTCGTACCGCTGAGGAAATTACTCCAGAGTATTCTGACTCTGGTAAGCAGGCGTTGTTCTATATCTTACAAAATTCTGCCAACCGTGGCATTAATATTTGGCTGCAACAGAATGTAGTAGTTGGTGCGCAAACCAACCAGCAATGGTTGACCATGCCTAAAAACTGTGTTGATGTACTAGAGGCTAACTGGGTATATATTATAAACCCATCCATCACATCTGCCTTACCGGTTAATAACGTAAACTCTTACGCACTCTTTGACCAGACAGCTAACGCAGACTTAGATCTGTTTGCAACGTCTACACTGAATGACAATTACTTTGGCGCGGCGTACAGCCAAGGCACTCGTATATTTTACGTTGGCTTTAATGCATACTCCCCCAATACAACCACAGAATATAACCTAAATTTAGAGGTTAGTAACGATGGTATTAACTGGACAGTTTGGGAATCGCTACCAAGTATAACACTAGCTGATCGCGAGTGGTCCTATTACACCATTAACGCCACGCAAGAGTTTTATTACTTCCGTCTTAAAAACCGTAGCGCAACGTCAACGTTCTCCCTGCGCGCCATTCAGTTTGCACAAAGCCAACAAGTTATCCCGCTGTCACGACTCAACCGCACAGACTATTGGAACTTGCCAAACAAACAATTTCAAAGTCAGCGCTCGCTTCAGTATTGGTTTAATCGTCAGATTGATCCAGAGATGTATTTGTGGCCAGTACCAAACAATAACTACCAAGTGTTTCAGTTAATCTTAGACATTCAGCCACAAGACGTTGGAGCATTAACAAACGAGCTGTACTTACCAGACCGTGTTATTCCATACATCCAAGCGGCGCTGTCACATAAAGTGGCCATGCAGTTGCCAGGTATTGATTTGGGTAGAGTAACGTATTTGGAAAAACTGGCGTTGCAAGCTCGTACAGAGTTTGAAGAGCAAGATCGTGATAAGTCTCCGATCTATTTCCAACCCAATTATAGTTACTATACACGATGAGCGGCGCATACCAAATGACGTACGATAACCTCATAGCTGATGTTATTGCCTACATGGAGCGTGATGACCCTGGGTTTATTGCGCAAATCCCTAGCTTAATCGGGCTCGCTGAGTCAGCAATTGCTGCTGAATTAAAGACGTTACTACAGCTAACAGTTGTAGAGACAACCCTAGCAGTCAATCAAGTTGTTCTTAACAAGCCTGCCCGCTGGAGAAAAACAGTGTCCATGAAGGTCAACGGACAACCTTTACTCCTGCGATCACAAGACTACGTTGCACAGTATCAAGCCGAGTCAACATCGGGCGTACCAAAATATTATGCTGAGTATGACTACAATAACTTTGCGTTTGCTCCAGCTCCTTCGGCTGCCTCTCCAGTTGAGATTATTTATTACAGCTTGATTCAACCACTGGATAGCACCAACCAGCAAAATCTGTTCACGCGTGAATGTCCACAAGCCATGTTATTTGGTACATTGCTCCAGGCTCAAGGCTACTTAAAAGCATTAGATAAGTTACCAGTATGGAAGTCTTACTACACTGATTCATTAAACGCGCTGAAAAAAGAAGACAACGCCCGTCGTGTGGATCGCAACACTACTATTCAAGAGCCCTAATATATGTCAACTACTTTTACATCGCCGTTTACTGGTACCGTTGTTGTCCCAACTGACGTATCGTACTATGAGTTAAACTTTTCAGCAAACGCTCAGCTGTTCTGGCCTGCGGTTGTTAATCCAACACAAATCCCAGCGGCTCGTATTATTGATTGCACACCATCTACTTTTGGATTATCAATAACATTACCCCAAGGTAACCAAGGATCAGTTGGTACTGACATCCTGTTCCGTAACTTTGGTAGCAACTCTTTTACCGTAGTTAATTTTGAAGGCGGCGCAAGTGTAACAATAGCCCCTGGTATTGCAGTTTATTTCTACCTTTCAGATAACACCACACCCGCAGGTATTTGGCAAAACGTTACGTTCGGTGCTGGCACATCGTCTGCCGACGCAGCCACATTACAGGGTGCTGGACTAACTACCATCTCTGGCAAACTTGCCGTAACGTCAAACGTATCACGCATATCTACCGTACCTGTTATTTCAGATAGTAGCCGTGCCACTTCGTTTGTATGGCAGGGCGGCAACGACACAATCACATTACCAACATCCGTTGGATTGTCCACCGGTTGGTGGATTGCGTTTAGAAACGGTGGTACGGGCGCGCTTACAATTCAGCCACAAGGCATTTCGTTAATCAACGACGATAGCAATATCATTGCCAATCCCGGTGATTCTGGTTACATTTTGTATGAGCAATCGACTGGCAACTTCTTTACCATCGGCTATACCATTCCATCCAACGTAACCTTTACCTCATCGACGTATGACGTAGATAGTATTGCTGGTAGCACGCTAAACCTAGTATCGTACGCACCAATTATCCAGACGTTTGTAGCACTATCAGGCACCCGCACGAGCACACTTAACGTAGTATTGCCAGCGATTACTCAAATGTATGTGCTGGTAAACAAGGTACCCGTGGGTACGTACAGCACCATTACATTCCAAATTTCTGGTAGTGGTGGTCCTTCCTTCTCCTTAGCTGGTAACCAAGTTGCTACCGTTATTAGTGATGGTAATACCATCTTCTCGTTAACTAGCAGCACTGTTAATACGTTCTATGCTATTAACGGATCAGCTAGCTCGCCACCGTTTTCGTTTACATCTGACACAAACACCGGCATGTATTTGGTCGGGGCAAACGTGTTAGGTCTAACAGCGAACGCGGTTAATATGCTGACGCTTGATAATAGTAACCTTGCAGATCCTCAGGTTACAACACCCGCCACGTTTACCGCGGCGCTTATTAGCGGCGGAGTATTTTAATGGCTGACGGCCAAGTTTCACCGCAGTACAGTCAGATTTACACCCTTGGAGTACGTCCGGGGATAAAGCGTGACGGTACTGTGTTTGAATCCCAAGAATACAGCGACGGCGTGTGGTGTCGCTTTCAGCGTGGCACACCTAAAAAAATGGGTGGCTATCGGGAACTGTTCAATAGCTTTAGTGGTATCCCACGCGGCTTTATTACTAATCCATACAACGGCGTAAACTATTCGTTTGCTGGCACGCAGGTAGGCTTAGACGTGTTTACCACTGGCACAACACTTGGCGCTGGTAGTGGTCCGTTTAACGGTATCTTTATACCCGGTTACTCTAAGCTGCCTGTCACTGGCGATACGATTACAAACACGACAACGTCGTTTACGATTGATAGCAACGCAACCACCCCAGTTAACTACACCTCAGTGTACCCAGCTGGTACCAAGGTTATTTTTTCACAGTCTGGTACCCCGACAGTTTACACTGTTACATCTTCCACTTTTTCTACGCCAAACACGGTAGTAAACTTTTCACCTGCCGTTGGTGGCGCAGTAGTGATAAGCAATGTGTGGATATACGATCAGTTTTTTCAGGCAGACAGCCGACTACTGTGGCAGTTTGATTTTCAGTATGATCCGTCAGGCGGTCAATTAAAATTATTAGCCCATCCAGGTCTGAACTTACAGAACATCGACAACGGTGTAAACACGCCAGTCTACTACGGCAACACGTTACCTAACTCCAGCCAACAATGGAACTTTGAGGTCTTAGCAGATAGCAGTGGTCAAAACCCAACCTATCTACCAATTAGTGTTGACGGTGGTGTGTGCTGTCTGTATCCATTTATTTTTGCTTATGGATCAAACGGATTTATATCGAACAATAACGTCAATACAACGTATATTGACCAAGTACTAACAGACTGGAACGGTCCGTTTGCTAACCAAGTTAACATGTCTGCCTCTAAGATAGTTAAGGGACTGCCAACTCGGGGTGGTACCAATGCGCCGTCTGGATTGTTTTGGGCGTTAGATAGTTTAATCCGGGTATCGTTCACAGCGCAATCCCCTAATTACTGGCGCTATGATATTGTTTCCAGCCAAATCTCAATCATGTCATCATCCGCAGTAGTTGAAATGGATGGCACATACTATTGGATGGGCGTTGATCGCTTCTATGCGTATAACGGTAGTGTTACGGTTGTGCCAAATGATAAAAACGTAAACTGGCTATTTGACAATCTTAACTACACACAACGCCAAAAAGTGTGGGCTACCAAGGTGCCGCGCTACAACGAGATTTGGTTCTTTTATCCACGCGACAACGCAACTGAGTGTACCGACGCTATTATCTACAACGTTAAAGATAAGATCTGGTACGACGCTGGTCAAGCTGACGGAGCGCAAAGGTCATGTGGCTACACCACCGAGATTTTTCCAACACCAGTGTGGTGTGACTGGAACTACAATGTGGAGTTTAGCCAAGCGTTTAATGTAATTACGACCCCCGCTGGCAGCCCCGCACCGACATCATCGCAGTTTTATTTATCTGGTAATCAAAGTCAGGTGTTTAGTCCGGGTGACTATGTAGCATTTAGTAACATACCAAATGACACCGCGTATAAAGTAATTTCCGCAGCGTTTACGTACAACACGACTGGTAACCAACCTCCAGGGGCAACGTTAATTACTGTAGCCACTGTATTAAACCCAGTGCCTGCAGTCGGGCAGCTTGTCTATATGGTTACTGGCGGATACGCAATCTGGCAGCATGAGTTTGGGTTAAACAAGGTTACGTTCTTGGATGAGCAAGCCATTCAGTCTAGCTTCACTACATGCGATATAAGTTGGGTTGGTGGCACCCCATCCCAAGATGCACCACAGGGCGTTAACCGCCGCATGCACTTGCGCCGTATTGAGCCAGACTTTGTTCAAGTTGGCGATATGACGTTAAACATTCTTGGCCGTAAGTTTGCCGCTGGTGAAAATCAAGAGACTTCCGGACCGTTTTCTTTTGGTCAAGATACACCTAAGATTGACCTGCGTGTGGAGCACCGTGAGACTCGGTTACAATTTGAATCAAACACCATTAACGGAAACTACGAAATGGGTCGTATCTTAATTACTGCTGAATTTGGCGACGAGAGGCCGTAATGGCGCTCCAGTCATTCTTTCCATGCACCCCCACCCTTATGAGCTGGGAAGAATGGAACGGTAATTTAGTCATGTTTTACGGGGAAGAGCCCATACCGGCGCTCCCCGAGGAAGACTGGAGATTGGTCGCTAATAACGTGGCGCAGCTAGCCACGTTTTTAAACTACCCCGTTCCAGACCCCCAGCTGTATGAAGACTGGCAAGATTGGGCATTCGAGTTTACTGAAATTATTAACGGGCCAACACAATAATTAGGGCGTTTTTACGCCCTTTTTTGCATTAGTAAATGTAGGACAAATTACTTAAAATATGGCACTAGAGACTTTGGATTCCAACGAGCAAAATCAAGACGCCACAGTCACTGTGCAGGGCGCAGACGCGTCTTTTGATAATGCCCAAGCCATAAACCAAGGTGCATTAGATACGTTAACTACCCCAACGTACGGCTCAACCCAAGCAATTTCTGATTGGTACCAAAATAAAGAAACGGGCTTAGGCCGTGAGGCCGACCTTGGTGGTCTAAATTACTGGGCAAAAGAGTTTGGTGAAACGTTAGATCCAAACGAAATATCCATTTTGCAGAGTAGCCCAGAGTATCAAAACCGTCAATTTCTTACGGGACTATACAATACTGAATTAGGTCGTGCGTACGATCAACCCGGATATAATTTTTGGATGGAGTCGCTTGGTTCGGGGACATCCAGAGCAGACATTGAAAAAGCGTTTAATGCATCGCAAGAAGGTTCGATGTATGACATATACCAACAAGAGCTTGGACGTAAACCAGATACCGAAGGTGCTCAGTACTGGTCTGGTCAAAACCTAACACCCGAACAGTTACGTCAACAAATTGCGCAATCTGAAGAGGGCCGCAAATACGACATTGCAACGGCTTACGATACTAAATTAGGCCGAAAAGGATCTCCAGAAGAGATTCAAAACTGGTACGATCAGCTTTCTAAAGGTACATCTTTTGAAGATATTCTAAAGTCAATAGAATCCTCTCCAGAAGCCACGGTCTACGACGACTTTATGCAATACCTTGGTCGTGCTCCTGACGCTGCTGGTGGAAAGTATTGGATAGAACAGTTGCAAGCCGGCGTTGCACCTCAAGACATTGCAAGGGCAATTGCCCTATCCGACGAAGGCATTAAAACCGCAACCAGTGATATAACACCGTTGCTAGAAGCCACACTGGGTGCAGAGTTTGTTAAGGGAATGACTCCCGAACAAATTAATCAGTACGTTAGATTTTTTGCAGACCCAAGTTCAGACTTGGATCAAAATGCCAAGTTAGCGGATATTTATAAGCAGATTGCGTTAGACCCGATACTCGGCACCAAACTAAAGGCTGAGAACCCAATGATGTGGGAACAGTTAACGCCGCTAACCAATCGACCAGACGAGTTAGTTCGCACGGATCGTACGGTGTACGGTCAGTACGGCTCTGTTGAGATTGGTGGTGCTAATGTGCCCATTCTTAACGCAAAAACGGCAGATCAAATTTTAGGTTCTGGTAACAGCGGAACCGTTGGAGACTTCTCGCACAGCCGTGGTGGTCTAACTCATAACTTAGGTTGGACTTCTAACTCGTTTAGTGGCGATCTGTCTAGGGGCGCAAATGCTTTGGGGGCCACTTCAACATTTGACCCCGAAACTGGTCTGACATCTTATACTGGTTTAAATGAAGCCGCTGCGCTAGTTGGTGTTGATCCAGCCCAATTTAAAGACAAGCAAGTACAAGCGACAACAAAAGATCAGTATGATGAGTACGGGCAGCTTGTAACAAAAGGTGGGCAGCCTGCTTTTCAGACTGATGAGTCTGGTAATACA